TTAAAGGTAAAGAAGTCAGAGAGTTCCTTGGCAAGATGTCTTTCACAGCGGACTTTGATATTTGAAGAATCAATGTCCTCAATCGTGTAATCGGGCATACATTATATTTATGCTCCCGACAAGAATCTTCTCCATTCAATCGCATTCTTGATCTTGGTGTGTCGGAAAGTGATCTCTTTAACGACTTCTTCAAGATAATCTACAATCGACTTGATGTAGGTAATCACTTCTTTTCTTTTACAAAGGTCTTCATCACTATTCATAAAGATAGGAATGTCTTGCTTGAGGATGTTGTGTTGAAAAGGTTCCCATCCTTTTTTGTCGAGGGTTTCCTGATCAATCTTTCCTGTATAGTATTCCCACTTGAGCCGATACAGACGATTGTATTCATTCGTCGCTTTTTCGTAACGAAGTTTAGCATCGTGGTAAAAGTTAAGATACTTGTTGTGAAGAGCAGGCAGTCTGAGCGATTCCGTATCAAGTTGGGTATCGTCGATCTGGCTATCTTGCTCTACTAATACTCTAAGTTCATGTAGTTCCATAATTATTCTTTATCCCTTTTTCTCGTTGACACTCGGATTATAAGAGTCCCCAAGGGCGTGTCAAGAGGAAATCAGACGAATTCGTAATAATCGTAGGCAAATCTGATTTCAGCGGTGAAAGGTGTAAGATCAGAGATTGTTGAGTCGAAATCAAGACCAGTAAGGCTCACAGGAAGAAGATTTTTAAAACGAATCTCTTGCGTCACGTTTGTCGCACTATTTAAAATCATCAAACTACCATCAGTAAAGTGAGTGGTGATTTTACTTTCAAATTCTTTATGATCTTTAATAAGATAAATTGTCTTCATCCAGTTATAAATCTCAATCCAGTTTGCCATGTCTTCATCGACAAGGAATGTAATCGCCAGTTCGTCAAAGTTGACTTTGTTATTTGGGTGTTTAGCGAACACGAATCTTGTTGGCTGCTCCTGAGCAGATCCAGCACCAAAACCGGGTAAATTTACTCTTTGAATGAAAAACTCCATCTTTGGAAGTCTATTGATTAAAAATCTAAAGTTGGTCTGATAGAGATAATTTGTGGATGGTGGCTGCCTGTCTTGAGGAGCCTTGAAGATATTTGCCTGTGCCTCTTTTGTCAAAGTTGGAAGTTGAGTGTTGTCATTAACAATTCCCTCGCCAGTCTGACCAGAGTCTTGAATGATTGGAGGCATACCCTGAAATGGATTTGATTTATCTGTCATCCTATTATTTAGGTGTAAAAGATAAGGGGAGCCTTTCGGCTCCCCTATCTGCGTATTTAATTTTTACTTAGAATCAGGCGGTGTTACCGTGAAGGTTGATCACACGGAAGATTCTGTAGTATTGGTTAGCCCGTCTAGAGTCGTCGGAGTGGGGATCAGAGCGATCAGTGCCACCACCAGACACGAATGGGTTGTTGACCAAACCATATCGAGTCTTGAAGCCAATCTTCGGTTGGAAGTTGTCTTCATCAACTGCACGAACCATTTGCAACGGAACGTATGGGCAGTAGAACATACCAGCATCGTAGGGGCTAGAACCTCTGTAACCAACACAGACGTAATCTCGACCACTGGAGGAGTAAGGATCAATGTAGACCTTAATTCTACCATTCAGAGTTCCGGCAAAGGTGTTGCCAGTATCATCAACGGTCAAGTTGATATCAGGAGTTGGTGTGAGGCTCAAGAAGCCAGACATGGCGAGTGCGGAAGCAACGTCAGCGGTGCAGACAATAAAGTTACCCTTACCACGACGAGTTTCTTTAGCGATCACGTTGGCTTCACGTTCGATTTGGAACATCAAACCACGGAACTTCTCAGCAGACCAACGACCATCAGAGTCATCCTCAAGATCGTAGATACCACCGAGCGCACTACCTGTGCCACTGTTCGTAAGACCACCGACTGTTGATGGATCTTTAAACTTAAGATCGCTTTGCTGACATCCGAGTTTCGCGTTGTTATACATCACACGAACGACTTCACGGTTGATTTCAGCAAGAATTTCAGCCGAGAGGATGTTAGCCAACTCAACTTCAGCATCCAGACCGTGAACAGCCTTAAGATCCTGAGCGAGTTCTGAAGTGTATTCAGCCTTCAACGCACGGGTCTTAGCCACGACAGAAGTTCTGTCAATGACGAATGCCATTTCGTTGAAAGTGCTTTGTTCAAAGTCTCTGGTGTTTCCACCGGGGAAGACATCAACACCGCGAACCGAATCACCACCAGAACTACCGTGTCCGATTGTGGAGGCATTACCGAATGGGTCGCCATCACCGCCGGGACCAGTGAAGCCGAAGCCACCAGTCGCACCACCACTTGTTCCGGAGAACTGTGTTGGGGCTTCATCGAACAATGCTTCTGGAACAGAAGAATCGTCAAGAGTTGCCGGTCCTCTAAACTTGGACTTCATCGCAAAGATCAAACCAGTGGGACCAGACATAGGCTGGACACCACAGATGTCGTATGCGATCAAGTTAGGCATGGAACGACGAACGAGCGAGATCAGAACGGGATCAAAAGCAGCGATCTGATTGAAATCACCTTGTGTATCAGCAAAGCCAGCAGCGGCTCTGTTGCCAACAGGGGAGAGGTTGGCTTCTTCACGCAAAGCCTTTTCTTGGTTTTCGAGAAGAATAGCCGTAACATTCTTACGGTAACTATCCTGAATAGGCTCCATACCCTCACAGTTGAGGACTGGTTCCCACTTCTCTTTCAGGTTTTCAACGAGTAAGTTTTCCATTTGAAATCTCCTTCTTGAAATGGATTATGATTGCTTATTCTGCACCGCAGAGTTGTTAACTTTTTTGAGCATTTCTGTATAAGCGGACATTGAGGGGGTGAGGTCAGCCTTTTGTTCTCGGATAGCCTCTTCCTCATCAGTGGCGAACTCCTCAACGAGAGGTGTTACGACAGTTTCTTCACTTTCAAAGAAGTTTTCCTTGAGAGTGTTGAGTTTTTCTTGGAAGTCATCAATGGAATTGAAGTCGATTGCTTCGACCATTGAGCGGAACTTCTCTTCGTCGGTGGAAGTCATGTCTCTAGATGTAGACTCGTAGAGGGCTTCACACTGTGCTTTGATCAGACCTTTGGAAAGTTCAATATTCTTTTCAATTGATTCATTGAGTTTTGCCTCAACATCATCAATCTTATTGTTTAAACCTTCGACAAGATCATACTTGGCATCGGGCATGGTGACATAATGCTCTTCAAAGAGAGCCTTGAGTCCGACCATGAAGGATTCAGAAATGTCAGTCTTGATGCCAGCATCAACGGCAACTTGATTTTCTTTCATCCAGTTTTCAACGACATATGTGAGATATTCGTCAAGTTTAGTTGCGAGTGCTTCCTTTTCCTCATCAAGAGTCGCTTCAAACTCTTCGGAAAGTTCTGAGCGAATCTCTTCAACACGCATGTCAACAGCCGCTTCAAAAACTGTTGATGCTTTGTCTTTGAATTCCTCCGAAAGTTCTTCACCAGAGAAGAGAGAGCCGAGATGTTCTTTCATCTTTAACTTCTTCATTTGCTTTTTAAATTCAGCAGACTCTTCTTCCTCGTCGTGCATCTCTTCTTCTGGTTTGGTCATATACTCCTCTTCGGAGCCATACATCTCTTCCTCAGAGCCATACATCTCTTCCTCAGATTTGTCCATTTTGTCAAGATCATCAACCACTTCAGCACTAGCAGCAGAGGGCTTAGTATCTGGCTTAGGTGCAGTCTTGCCTGTTGGTTCAGCGACCTTTGGAGTCACACCATCAGCAGTTTTAGCACCATGACCATCCGCATCAGCGGCGACCTCAGTGTCTTCACCACCTGCCTTCTTCTTCTTAACTGATTTTTTATCCATTTCGGCTTCAACACCCATTGACATGGATTCCATTTCAAGAATTTCCTTCGCGGTTTCTAAAGCGTTTTTGAGACTCATATTTGACTCCTATCTCCCTTTATTTATCTTTGATTAGATTTGAGAGGAAATCCGCGAACGCATACAACTTCGCTTCCTCAAGTTGTGGTTTAGAAGCACGCTCAATGTGCTTCTTATGTGATTCAATACGACGAGCGGTGAGAATACCGTTTTCCCACACCCACTCTTTTCCTTCCATGATCCCTTGAACATATGCGTCAGGAGCGGAAGGATCTGCAACGATATCAACGGCTGCAAGGTTAAAGTCCTCTTGAACTTCATTCACACCATTGACTTGTTTCAAAGAACCCATGCCTCTTGAGGAGACACCGATCTTCACACCCTCTTTGATCAAGTCTTTAACGATCTTGCCATAGGGAGTATCAAGAATTTTTGCTTTGCCATAAATGTCATTGCCATCAACACGAAGTTCCTTGATCAAGTGTGAAACTCTCTCAAGATTCAGTTGGGGTCCATCAGGGTGTCCGAGTTCACCCATCGCACGATTTGTTTTGACATATTCATTGTTGTATCGCTGAACTTCTTTCATCAAAGTTTTTTGAGGATAGACACGACCGTTGCGGTTCTTTTGTTCAGCCTGCATGAAGATGCCATCAATATGATATTGCTTCTCACCGTTCACTTCTTCGGTGATGAGATTAACATTATCGTTGACTTCTGTAATAAGTAACATGGTTTATCCTTATGGTTTCTTCATTGCCGATGCTTTCGGAACGTATCCGTGCTTCCGCTTGTCTTGAGCCTGAATCGCCAACTTTTCACGCTTGAGTCTTGCTCGTTCTTGACGACTCATACGAGGGTTGCCAGAGGCATCAAACATTCCCAAGTGTTTCTTCGCACGTTCAAAGTCCTCATCAACTTCTTCATGCTCTTCTTTCTTCATTGCCGATGCTTTCGCAACGTATCCGTGCTTTCGCTTGTCTTGAGCCTTAATCGCCAACTTCTCACGCTTGATCGCTGCTCGTTCTTGACGACTTAAACGAGGGTTGCCGGAAGCGTCAAACATTCCCAAGTGCTGTCGCCTACGTTCAATGTCTTCGTCAACCTCTTCATCTTCCTCAAGTTCTTCTTCTTCGTCTTCGTCATCATCATCGTCTTCTTCCTCTTCGTTGACCTCTTCGTTCTTAGCCTTGAAGTTTTTATCAATATAGTTGAAGAATTCTTTTTTATCCTCTTCGGTCTTGAGATCGGCTGGCGAATCAATGCCAAACTTTTTCATGGCTTTTTTGAAGAAGGTATCGTAGTCAGATTGCTCGCCAAGGGTATCGCCGTAGGCTTCTGCTACTTCTTCCTTGCGTGCAATCAAAGCAGCACCAACTTTAGACTGAAGAAGAGAGGACATGCCCTCTTCGGCAGCGTTATATTGTTTATTAGCAATCGCATCAATGATTGAGAGGGTGTTCATATTACGTCCTTCCTAAGCCTTTCTTGAAAAAAGTTAACCATTTGAGTTGCGGCATCCTGTGAGGATGCAAAAGTCTTCTCAAATTTATCTCTATTCGTATTATTTAGCCTCTTATGTATTTCAAGCACATCCTGTGTTTCTTGAAAAGTCATATAATTTTGTGAGCCATCTTCGTGTTCAATCAAAATGCCATCTAAAGAGGACTGGCGGAGAGCATCAATGGAGGCTTCTTGAACTTTCTCATTTTCGTCCTCCATCTCTGCTTGTTGTTTTTCCATTTCAGCCTGCTGTTTTTCCATCTCAGCCATTTTCTTTTCTTCTTCTTTAGCAAGTTTTTCTGCTTGCTGTGCTTGAAGTTTAAGAATCTTTTTGCTTTCACGTTCTGCTTGAGGGGCAGTCATAAAGGTGTCTAATTTTTGTGGACCCTTTCCGTCATCAACATAAACAACAACAGGAGCAGAAACTCCTGAACCAACCTTTTTGATTGTTACAATTTTGTCTAAGAAATTGAAAGTCTTAAGAAACAACTCACCTTTTGGTCGCATGTAATCGCCTTGGGTGTCCAACAACTCAAGGTTTTTCTGAGCCATTGCCAATTCAATCTCTGCCATTTTTTGATCAAGTTCACTCGGTGGAACCGCCTCCTCAGGAGGTGCGGCTTCTTCACGAATTTCAAGATGACGCTTTTCAAATTGTTGAATAGCCTTTGACGCAAGAAGTGACGATAGATAACCCTCAGCAACCTTTTCAGGTGCGTGGATAATCAGATCGATTGCGTTTCTTGCTTCATTCATCAGAATTCTTGTGACCTATCTGGTAGTAAACCTTGTTCTCTTTCTTTATTTATTTGTTTATCCATCTCGCTAATTTCTCTC